GGGAGTGGGGAGCGCCCTATGGACTGATCTCGCCGCCAGGCGATGTGTCCGGCGTCGGCGTCATCATTTGGAAGCGGCCGGATAATACCCTGTTGGTCGCATACTCCAACCGCGACAGCTTCGTCTCCGGCGCCGCCAGCGGACTCGGCTACGCTGTCTATGATCTCACCGCCAACTCATGGGGCAGCGTCGCCGACCTGGGCGCGAACGCGACCGCGCTGACCGGGTGGGATTCGACGCAAACGATATTCAACATGAGCGCTGGCGGGAGCCCGGCCTCCATCATGGACTCGACGGGCCGGTGCCATTTCTTCTTCTTCGCAACCAGCACGGAGACAACGCCCGTCATTTGGGGCAATCGCTGTTTCTACCAGGCCGTGGAAGCTGACGGGTCGCTGGGATCGTTCTATGACTTCCCTGGCCAAGTCGCGCCTCTGTTCACCTGGAATAGCTCCGTCCCGATGCAGGATCTCACAGCCTACTCCGGCTCTCCCATGGGGACGCCGGTCATCATCGGCGATGCCATCGCGCTGCCAGTCCTGAACGTCAACACGAGCCCTAACTACCCGGTTGGTGATCAATGGCCGCAGCAATTGCCGAATCTCTACATCGGCACGCCGTTGTCGGCGCCTGTGTGGACGAAGGATTCGACCAAGACTATCGACCCGGGCGCAATCGCCGACGATTCGATCTGGGCGCAGGAAGCGCCGGTAATGGCCTGTGACGGGACCACGCTCGTTGCGGTCTACACAGCTCAGAACAGCAGTGCGAATTTCGCGCGGCTGCGCGTTTGCCAGACCACCAACCTCACCGATCCGACTCTCGGCTGGACCGCCTCCACGGTCTACGACATCGGAGTAAATACGCCGCCTGGCAGCTTCCCCGCTACCCCATCGCTGCGCGTGTTGTCGGTCGCTCTGCTGGCGCCGCCACCCCCTCCTCCTCCGCCGCCCATTCCGGCGATGCCGCGGACACCGTGCTGGATGATGGACGTTTCCGATCAGTATGGCAAACCGCTCGTATCGTCCGTGCCGCTTATCACGGGAGTATGGCCAGCGGCCAACGTACTGGCCCCATGGGATTACTTGCGGATTGGCTCGGCGTTCATTATCAACCAAACGGGCGGCGCGAGCGACATCCCGGACGATACTAATTTGGGGAGCGCCTATCAGATGCTTTGGGATTCGAATAGCGGCTATGCTTCCAATCCGCTCATCGTTCCGTTGACCAACAGTCCGAACCAGCAGTTGACGGTGGCGCTTCCGATCAACGGCGGATCGGTCACACTGAATCTTCGCATTTACTACAACCAGGCCACCTGATATGGCAATAATACTGGCGCGCAAGTTGGGGCCGGACGGCTCGCCCATGCGGGGAAACGGGCTTGAGAACTTCGCCGCCGATCTGGAAGCGACGGCCATAATTTTGAGCGAAAATTTGCAGTTTCTTCAGGGGAGCTGGTGGATGAACCTATCTGAGGGCCTGCCGCTCTTTCAGAAATTGTTGGGGCATCCTACAACTTCGCAGGCTGTAGCACTCATCATCCGTAATACGATCTTGGCATCGCCCTACGTGACAGGAATCGTTTCCATGAGCGTGGTCTACAATCCGAGCGGTCGGGGATACACCTTCACTGCGACCGTTCAGACGGCCTTCGGACAGATCAGCTTGAGCAACGTTCCCGTCGCGGCAACGAGTTGATTGAGGTTTCTATGTCATACTCACCTCCTACCATCACGAACGTCGGTCTGACGATCCCCTCATTCAACGACATACTGACGTACCTGATCGCACAGTACCAAAACATATACGGCTCGGCGACTTTTCTCGGGGACAGCAGCCCGGACTATCAGGACATATCCATCCGCGCGCTTCAGGCCAATGACACAGATCAGGGACTCCAGGCGGCCTATAATTCCTTCAATCCACAGACCGCGCTCGGCGCCGCGTTGGATCTCCTTGGCCGCTTGATAGGAACAGCGCGCAAGGCGGCCTCGGCGTCCGTGGCGAACGTCACGCTTTCGGGAACCGTGGGTACGGTCATCACGAACGGCGTGGTACAGGATGTGAATGGGAATTATTGGAACGTGGCAAGTCCATCCACCATCGGCTCCGGTGGGACCGTCGTTGTGCCCGCCACGGCGCAGCAGTTGGGGAACATCACCGCGAATCCGGGGGACATCTCCAAAATCGTCACGCCGACAGCCGGATGGACCGCGGTAACGAACACTTACGCCGCTTCGCCCGGCCAGCCTGTCGAACCAGATTCGGCCTACCGCGCTCGCCTAGAGATCTCGCAGACCAAACCCTCGATATCTTTGCGGGCCGGCACGGCCGCCGCCGTTGCAGCCGTAGCGGGCGTGACCCGCTCGGTGGTGTACGAGAACACAGAGAACTATACCTCCAGCTTCGGGTTTGCGGATGTGGATGGCAGCGGCTTGATCGTCACGATGCTCACCGGATATCCGTTCGATAGCTCGATGGTTGGCGCTCCCTGCTCCGTGAACGGCGTGGCTGGCGTCGTTTCTGCCGTGGGCGGCAGTACTCAATTCACTCTCACCACCGCTTTGTCCGGCGCTCCACTCACCAGCGTGGCTTTTTTTGTGGGGGATGGATTTGAACTTGGTCCGGCGCACTCGATCACCTGCGTGGTTGAAGGAGGTTTGGGCGCTAACATCGCCCAGGCTATTTACAGCAATCGAGGGCTAGGCTGTCTGGTGAACGGAACGACCGACGTTCCCGTGATCGATCCGAGCAACCCGACGGTCACAATGACGATGAGGTACGACGTGCTTCAATACACGCCAATCGCCGTGGATCTTTATGTTCATCCTTTGACTGGATACACAACGGCGGTTGGCAACGAGATCGTATCGGGCGTAGTCAGTTACCTAAACAGCCTTGGAATCGGAGAAAGCGTTCTCTACAGCGAACTGTTCCGCGCCGCACTGACGGGGAACTCAGGCGCAGGTACGGCGGCCAGCCCGAACCCGGATCAGCCAGTATGCTCGATTCGTTCGATCACGTTTGGCGCAATTGCTTCTCCGACGACGATGGGCACGCTCGACATTCCCATCGACTACAACTTCGCCGCGCTTGGCGAGATCGCGAACGTAACGCTTTTCTTGGTGTAAGATATGGACTCAGGACAGGCATTAGGTTACTGGATGTGCTTTATAGATGCTGATACAGAGCCAAGCCTTGGCTCGATCCCATCCGAGCACAGACAGATCACATTCTGGCGTGAGATTGAGGCATACGGTCCATCCAGGACCACAGTCTTCAACTTCAGCCAACATACCGCGTGATCCTAAATGTCGAATAAACAACTGCTGGGCGATCTCGATTGCTTCTTGCTGGTCATGCGCTAATTGCTTTTCAATAGGCCAAGGGAACAGATAACCGGTCGGTTCTCCGAGATGGATAGAGTTAATTTCATCTTCCGTCATATTCGTAAATTCTCCTCTAGGATACGACATGCTCTTGATGGGCGGCCCGCCTTTCTCGCATATAGAGCGCACGACTTTTGTGAAAAGCGGCGATATCGGCGTGTTTCCACTTCTGGAATCTACAGGCATCGCTACATGCTCGCTTCTTATTCGATGCCGCAAAAAACCATTTTCCGCAACGGCATTGTCGGATGCGACCGTTTAACCGGCGGAATTTCTGGATTGCCTCGCGTAGCCTTGCACGATAGGCAGAGCGGTCTTGATTTGACAAGAGATTGAATCGTTTCGGTAGCGTAAACGTAAAAACGTTTTTCATACGCTATATTATATCACGATCCCGGTAAATTATGCCAGAACCGATCAACACATATTTGGCGCTGCCCACTGCGCAGTGGAGAACCGCCGCGAACTTCAACGAGTGGTTAACTGCGAACCTTCAGTTGTTCCAGGATGTGAATGCGTGCGCCTCTCTATTGCCGTCCGCGTTCGACATCTCGATAGCGTTCGGAGTGCAGCTCGATGTATTGGGCGTCATCCTCGGTCAATCGCGGCAAGTGGCCTTCCAACCGACCGGCGGCGCCAACCCGATCTTGGATGATGACACGTACAGGCTCTTGCTCCAGGCGCGGATTCAACAGAACCACTGGAACGGACAGATCGACTCGCTGATCGCAATTTGGCAATCGCTGTTTTCGGGCGGCACGCTGATCGTGAACGACGGGCAGGACATGACGGTGACGATTTCTCTGGCCGGCGCGTTCTCAAGCATGATCGAAGATTTGCTCTTGCAGGGGTATATTCTCCCCAGGCCGCAGGGAGTTCGGTACATTTACAATCTCGCCACGCTGCCGGTGTTCGGGTTAGATCGAAGCGATGCTTACGTGGCCGGTCTGGATTTAGGATATCTGACATAAGGAATCTTTATGGCGACGACGAATTTCTTACCGTTCAATCCAAGTCTGATCAACGCAGAAGATGACGCGACCTATCTCGCTGATGCGTTGCGTACTGGAGGCGCCCCAGTGGATGCCTTGATTCCTTCACCGCTGTTCAACAAACTGATGGCGCAACCAAGCATGTTCGCGGCGGCCTTCTGCGAAGCCCTCGTCGGCAAGGGAATTTCGACATCCGACGCCAACTTCACAAATCTGATTGCCGCGCTGGCAAATGTTCTGACCACCGCAGATGTTATAGGATTCCACACGCAGACCTCCTACAACAGCGGCGGGCGGGTACTGGGAACTATCTATCAGAACACGGGCGCGACGCCGAGAATGATAACGGTCACGCTCGGGGCTGCCGGCGCTTGGTCTTCGGTTGTGTCTTGCGATGCAAGTAGCACGCCGGGCACGCAGGTGGCATCGATGGGCGGCCTGGGCGCGAGTGCCAGTTGCACGTTCTTGGTTCTTCCGAACTATTATTACTACGTCTACGGCGTGGCGGGTTCGCCGATCATTGACAATTGGACGGAGTGGCAATAGCGATGGACGAACCGCTCGTTTCCTGCATCATGCCGACCCGTGGTCGCCCCTCGATGGCCTGCGCCGCCGTGGAATGCTGGCGGCGGCAGACATGGCCGAATACGGAACTTTTGGTCCTGGACGACGCAGACGAGCCAGCTTTCCCCGAGGAGGCGGTCAAAGCCTCCAAATTCTGCCTGGAGAACGGCTGGGAATCGCCAGAAATGGCCGCCCTTGGCGCTACGGCTGGCTCTAGCGTGTTATCGGCGGATAACTGGCCTGATAGCGCCGTCCCACAGACGGAGGGCTTAAAAGGCCAGAGAATCGGTTATTTCTGCCTTCTGAAGCGGTTGACCATCGGAGCGAAGCGGAACTTGGCTTGTGCGTTGGCGCACGGCGAGTTCATCGCTCATATAGATTCCGACGACCATTCGGAACCTGGGCGCCTCGCCGACCAGATGGCGCGGCTTCTGGCGAGCGGCAAGGCGGTAACGGGGTATCATTCGCTCTTGTTTACGAACGGCTCATCTTGGTGGCGCTTCGAAGGACCTGTTTTCAGCGGCATCGTCGGGAATCAGCATGGCGTCTTCGGAACCAGCCTGCTCTATCGGCGCGATTGGTGGAGGAAGCACCCTTTTGTGGACGGCCCGAAGCAGTTTACCAATTACGAGGACCGCGCCTTTGTGCTAACGGCAATTCAGGATAGCCAACTTGTCGAGGCTCCAGCGGGTGATCTGATGTACGCACGCGTCCACGGCGAGAACACCAGCCCGAAGGGCATCTCCGGGCCAATGTGGAAGCGAATAGAAGCGCCCGCCAGTATGGTAATTGCATGAGTGAAGCGGCGATCTTGCGGGAGTTCTGGAACAAACCCACGCTTGCTGAGGCGCGGGACATGATTCTGCCCGCCGGAACCGATTGGAACGAGCGTACGGAGTGGGTGCTGCCGCAGATTCTTACCGAGACGATCAGACGGCGCCTGCCGCTGGCCGCGCACGCGGTCGAGATTGGCTGCGGAATCGGGCGGCTGATGCGGGCCGTCAAGCCGCGGTTCCGCACTGTTACGGGCCTGGACATCAGCGAGAGCATGGTGGCGTTCGCTCGGCAGCATCTCTTCGACTGCCCCGGAGCCTGGCCGCTCCTGTGCGACGGTTACTCGTTTCCGCTGCCGCCCGGATCGGTCGAGTTCGTCTACTCGGTAATCGTTTTCCAGCACCTCCCGTCGAGGGAAATGGTACTGCGCTATCTGGCTGAGGCTTTCCGCATCTTGAAGCCGGGCGGCATGATCCGCGTGCAGACCCACATGGGCGAACCCCACCAGGGCGGATTCGGCGGATTCCACGGCTGGTTCTACCGCGACCTGGATTCCTTTGCGGCAGAGTTCGCGTCGTGCGGATTCGAGATTCTGGAAGCGGATCGGCGGAATGAGATCTACCTATGGTGCTCCGGCCTCAAAACATAGCGATTACCGGATGCGGTGGAATGCTTGGGGAAGCAGTAGCCGCCATATTCCAGAACTGCGCAAAGGTTCACGCGAGCGACGTGAATCTGAACGAATCCTGGCTTGATCGCTTAGACGTGTCCTCAAGTACGCACGTCCACAAGTACCTGAACGCAATTGAACCCGACTGCATCATTCACTTGGCAGCCCTCACGGACATGGAATTTTGCGAGGAGCACCCCGGTGAAGCCTATGCCACGAATACGGGCGGCGTCGAGAACGTAGCGCGCTATGCGGGCAATCGGGATATTCCGCTCGTGTATATTTCAACGGCCGGCATCTTCGACGGGAAGAAAGGTTCCTACGATGAGGCTGATGCGCCAAATCCGATGAGCGTGTACGCGGCTTCCAAGTATGCCGGTGAGCTGCTCGCCAAGACCGTTCCGAAAGCGATAGTGATCCGCGCCGGATGGATGATGGGCGGTGGTCCCGGCAAGGACAAGAAGTTCATCAACAAAGTAGTCCGGCAACTCCGAAGCGGCTCGCGAGAGATTCTCGTTGTCAACGACAAATTCGGATCGCCATGTTATACGAACGACCTGGCGCGTTGCATAAAGTTCCTGGTCGAGCGTGAGGCGTATGGAATCTACCACGGCGCCTGTGATGGATTTGGAAGCCGAGCCGACGTTGCACGCCATCTTTTAGCGTGTCTGGACGTTTCGGGCGTTAATGTTCGAGAAGTCGATTCTGATGTTTTCTCGGAAACGTATTTCGCGCCTCGGCCTCCGTCAGAATGTTTGACCAACACCAAGCTGAAAAGACTTGCCCCGCAATTAACCCGCGACTGGAGAGACTGCCTCTGTGAGTATGCCCACAACTATTGCTGGATTGGGCGCTGCTGATCTTCTTCAGACATGGACTACCATGCTGAGGTCCAGTAGTCCATTCGCTGTATGGAAAAAAGGAGACGGAGAGTGCCTGGCATTGGCTGGTGAACCCGGCGAGAATTGCGACGGCCATCCATTTGAGCCCGTGGGATCGGCATTGCGGCAAGCGGTTCCGTTCCTGGAATCTCTGCCGAACGCTACGATGCTGCTCTGGGATATGCAAGGCACGTACCAAACACTGCTGCATCATCACAATGCTCCGCTTCCGCAACTAAAAGCATTCTGGCAGGCTGTTCGAGAAGACAATCGTCCCAAGATTTTCATTGGGCCATCACGGCTCTACGGCGCGGTGGATTTGCTCCGAGCGGCCATTTGGATCGAGATTCCAGAGCTGAATGCTTTTTCTCAGTACGCTTCAATTCGGGATAATCTGCTGGCCAATTGTGCTCCCGACTGCCTTGTGGTGTTGTGCGCGGGAATGCCGGCCAAGGTTTGGATGGCCGATGTTCTGCGCCGTTTTCCGCAAGCGACCTGCATTGATGCCGGTTCTTCTTTCGACCCTCTGTTGTTTACCACTACCCGGACCGGGCAGATTTACCAGTGGGACTTGGAGCCGTTATATTCCGAGTTCGCTCCGAAAGTCAACGCCATTGTATTCACGATGGACCGCGCAATGCAGCTGGACGCGCATCTACGGAGTATGAAGAAATGCGCCCCACATCTCTATCCCCCCACGGTGATGGTGAGGGCCACGTATCCCGAGTCTGCAATTGCCTATGACAAGCTGAAGGCCGATTTTGCGGACGTAACGTGGACAGGGCAAGCTGACTTCAAGAAGGATTTATTGAGACAGATCGCGTCAGAGCGCCCTCTTACAGCCCTTCTATGCGATGATAGCGTGTTCTATCGACGCCTTCCGCAGTGGTTGAGCGTACCGCCCCACACCTGCTATTCGATGAGATTCGAAAAGCAGACTGGCTATCACATTACACCTTCCTGCACAGGGCTGGGCGGTTACTGCGTCGAGGGAAACGTTCATCGCACGCAGGAATACCGAAAAGCAATTCGGTCTGTCGAGTTCACGAATCCATCGAAACTCGAAGAAGCGTTGAACTGGTCCGGTAAAGCGGCTCCCGTAAGAGAGCGTTTCGGATTCGAACGATGTTTGGTAAGCATCCCACACAACAAAGTCCAGACCGATTTTCCAGACAACCCGTCCATGGGCGGATCAGCGGTGGAACTAAATGATCGCTATCTGCGCGGCGAACGAATCGACCTCGACGCGATGGATTTCTCGAACGTGGTTGACGCACACCAGTTCATACAGTACCAGTTCAAGGCGGCGTGAATGAAGATCCTGCTTCCTGTTATCAGCTACCACTACCTGACCGGCGCCGAACTCTACGTCTACGAATTGGCTCGCGAATTGATCCGGCGCGGGCATGATGTGACGGTCGCCGCGATGAGGGTTGGCGGTGCACTAGCAGAACCATCGCGGCAAGCCGGTATCCGCTCTTGCGTGTTCGGCGATCCGATGGCGGCTGGCATCTTCGACGTGATCCACGCCTCTGAGCCGATCCCCACGAACTGGGCCTTGACCGCACATCGCTTTGATCCGATCATCTGCACGATACATTCGCAGTATCCGTGTGAGGCTCCGGTCATCGACCCACGGATTCTGCATTACATCTGCATCCGGCCGGAGGTGCAGCGAAAGCTGATAAGCCAGGACCGCATCCCGGCGGCGAAGACCAGCGTGATCTATAATCCCGTCGATTTTCAGAGGTTTCGCCCGGCGCCGCCAGTGGAACCGCACGCTGGCAAGCGGGTTCTGTTCTGCGGCACCATGGACCTCCTGCGCCGGCAAACCATCATGGAGTTGATGCGCCAAGCGGAGCGCGGGATGTTCGAGTTGTGGCTTTTGGGTCTGAAGGCTGACAACTACGCGGCGGCTGGTGGCTACATCAACACGTTGCCGCCAAACGTGAAATGGTTCGATCAAGACTGGAATACGGAGCGGTACATCAACGAATGCGATGAGACGGCAGGCATCTTGCTCGGCCGGACGACCATCGAAGGATGGGCCTGCGGAAAACCTGGATGGATCTACGACATCGACCTTCAGGGAAACATCCGGTCGCGGGCGCTTCATCAACCGCCGGCAGACATGACGCCGTTCGATTCGGTCAAAGTAACGGATCAGATCGAGGCGCTTTATCATCGGTATGCGTACAAGAGGGCGGCGTGATGATCGACATCGTTATACCGAATTACGTGACAGCCGCCTCACTGCCCATCGTTCTGCGCTGCCTGTATTCCGTGCGGCAATGTTCACCTGATGCGCGCCTGATTTTCGTTGACAACGCATCGCCTACGCTGGACGCGCTCTTGCCGGAACTCGCGCATCATAAGGATGTGGTGCGGATACTGAATCAGACCAACCTCGGATTCGTGAAGGCCGTTAATCAGGGTTTGCGCGCATCGACCGCCGATTACGTTGTGCTGCTGAACAACGACACAGAAGTGGTCCCCGGCTGGCTGGAGAAGATGCTCGCCGCCTTCATCGGCAAGGTGGGCATCGTCGGGCCACGATCCAATCCGAACGGCACGCTTTCCTGCCAGCTTCCCTACCGCACGGCGACAATTCTCCCGCCTGGACAGATGCTCGTATTTTTCTGCGTGATAATTTCCCGCGCCGTGATCGAGAAGGTCGGTCTGCTCGACGAAGAGTTCGGCGTCGGCCTCGGCGACGATGATGAGTATTGCTGGCGGGCGCAACAGGCCGGCTTCGATCTATGCTTCCTGGGCGACCTGACGATCCTGCACCATCACAAGACGACGTTCAACCAGCTTTTCACTCAGGCGCAGATCCGCGACATGGGATGGAACGCCGTGGACATCATCCGGCGCAAGGCGACGGGATCGGCCATCGTACCAGAGGTTCTGCGAAGATGCCCGCCTGGAAGCAGACCGCACTAAAAGCATTTATCGAGGAGGTTTTTGCATGAAACGGATACTCTTGATCTTGTTAGCCGCATTGCTTACGGCGGCGGCTTTGTCGGCTCAGGTGCCGGTCTACATCTCGACGCTCTCTGGCAGCGGCGCCACGGCCTCATTGACCGTGCAGAATCCGGTTCTAAGCGCCGCGAACAGTCGCACGGTCACAATTTTAGGATTCTCGGTGGACTGTGCGGCTTGCACGGCGACAATCGCGCGGACTGGGGTAACGGTGACCGTCACTACCAACGCAGTCGTGGCCGGGTCGCAAGGCTTCCCGACGCCGGTCGAATTGGCCTTTGCCAATTCAGGCGTGAGCGCCGGGACAACCATCAGCTCCTACTCAATTACGGTCACGAACACCATCCCCCTGTTCGCCCCATTGGGTGGCGGCGGATTGGGTACTCCGATGGTGGTGCTTGCCCGCGGATTGGCGACGGTGGATAACTTCACCGTGTCGATATCGGGAAACACGGGCGCTTACACCATAAGGATTGTGGCGACGGAGAACTAAGATGCGTAAACTAGTGATCGTTTTGCTCCTCTTTGGACTCGCGGCGGCGGCCCAGGTCCCTGGACTACCTCAACCCGGCAGCGGAAGTAGCGGGGGCGGCGGTTCCGGCCTCTCGGCCTGCGCCGCGACCCCTCCCACTTCCGGCGCGGCGGGTAGCGTCTGCGTCGGCACAAACGGGCTGAATTACACCTGTCCTGCTGGCGGCGCGGTTTGCACCAGCACGGCGCAGTTCATCACGACGCCAAGCTGTAATGCCAGCACAGGCAATTGTACGATAGGAAATAGCGTGCTTAACGCCACGGGCGCAAACGCCACGTCTGCGGACCAAACGACGCCCACCGCTCCCGCCGCGTCTCATACAGCGATCTACACGAAAGGCGGAAAGCTCTGCTCGGAAGATCCGAGCAGCAACGAGTACTGCACGGGAGCGGCATACACGCTTCCAGGAGCGACCAGTTCGGCTCTTGGCGGCATCGAATTAAACACAAATCTCGGTGGCTCTGCGACCGCTCCAACAGTGGTTGGCTTGACCAGTCCCAGTATGGGTTCGGCAGGTACGCCCAACGGCATCAGCATCACGGCCACAGCAGGCACCGGAGGTGTGACACAAAACCTGCTGGCTGCCAAGGACGCCTCAAATCCAACCGAATATGTGCTCCCAGCAAGCGGTGGGTGCGGCTCTGGCGTAGCGGCGTCTACGGCCACAGCGGGCAACACGTTTGAGCTTTACGCGGTCCCAGGTCTTGTTGTCACAGGTGTAGCGGATAACGCGGTTACGGCAGGGCACATCCTCATCGGCGGAACGAGCACGGTCGGTCGCGTGCGAGATAGTGGGCAGACTTCACGCTCGGCAATCGACATTGGAACCTGCATCATAGGTACGGCTCTGACCTCGCAAGGGACGGCGGGGAATACTCTGCTGTTTCGATACGACGGCACTGGACTCTCTGGTGAGGCCGTTTCCGGCCTCACCGCGTGCCCCGCAAGCCCGCCCATCACCGGCTCAGGAACATGCGTCGATACTTCAGGCAACCTTTGGACATGCCCCGGAGCAAGCTGTACCGCTACGGCCCAGTGGGTGACCTCGGTCACAGGCGGCCCGTTCACCGCAGGCAACGTCATCGAAGGCGCGGGAGGGCAAGCGATCGCGGATAGCGGCGTGCCTCTCAGCACCGTGCTCGTAAACCCCATGACGACCGTGGGAGATATGATCGCTGAGGATGCGACCCCAACTCCCGTC